AAGTTAATTGATAGATTTCATAAAAATAGATTTAATATATGTAAAATGCCTCGACAGACAGGTAAATCTACAACCTGCATATCATATCTTTTACATTACGCAGTATTTAATGACAATGTTAATATCGCAGTTCTAGCAAACAAGGCATCAACTGCTAGAGATTTATTAGGTAGATTGCAACTTGCTTATGAAAATTTACCTTCATGGATGCAGCAAGGAATTATATCTTGGAATAAAGGTTCATTGGAATTAGAAAATGGGTCAAAAATATCAGCAAACTCTACATCATCATCTGCTGTTCGTGGTGGATCTTACAACGTTATATTCTTAGACGAGTTCGCATTCATACCGAATCATATTGCGGATGATTTCTTTGCGTCTGTATATCCTACGATTACATCTGGTCAAAGTACAAAGGTTATTATAGTTTCTACCCCTCGTGGTATGAATCATTTTTACCGATTGTGGCACGATGCTGAAAGAGGAAGAAATGAATATACACCAACAGATGTTCATTGGAGTGAAGTTCCTGGTAGAGATCAAGTATGGAAAGAACAGACAATTGCAAACACATCTGAAGAGCAATTCAAAATTGAGTTTGAATGCGAGTTTCTAGGTTCTGTTAATACATTAATAAGTTCAGTAAAACTTCGAAATCTTGTATATGAAGAACCTTTAAAGAAAAATGCTGGTCTGGATATCCATGAAGAACCAATCAAAGACCATAATTATCTTATTACAGTAGACGTTGCTCGTGGTTTAGGTAATGATTATTCTGCATTTATAGTTTTTGATATTACAAAGTTTCCATATAAAACAGTCGCAAAATATCGAAACAATGAAATCAAACCAATGTTATTTCCAAATATTATATACGACGTGGCAAAAGGATATAATCAAGCATTTTTATTAGTAGAAGTAAATGATATTGGAGATCAAGTAGCGAGTATTCTTCAATATGATTTGGAGTATGATAATTTACTCATGGCATCAATGAGAGGTCGAAATGGTCAAGTTGTTGGTCAGGGATTTTCTGGCAAAAAATCACAGTTAGGTGTTCGTACAACAGCTGCTGTTAAAAAACTAGGATGTTCAAATTTAAAAACACTGTTAGAAGATGATAAAATATTAGTTAACGACTATGATATTATCGCAGAGTTAACAACCTTTGCCCAGAAAGCAAATTCATTTGAGGCAGAAGAGGGATGTAATGATGACTTAGCAATGTGTCTTGTGATATTCTCATGGTTAGTTGCACAGGATTATTTTAAAGAAATGACTGATAATGATGTAAGAAAGAGAATATATGAAGAGCAAAAGAACCAGATAGAACAAGACATGGCACCATTTGGTTTTATCGCTGATGGGTTAGATGATAATGTTTTTGTTGACAATGAAGGTGATAGATGGTATGCTGATGAGTATGGGGACAGATCCTATATGTGGGATTATAGGTAATATGAAAAAATGTTTGATATTACAATAAAAGATAATTACTTGGCAGATGTTGATCATGTAAGGGAATTTGCAATTAAATATAAAAACTGGAGAATATCTGATCAACCAGATACAGGACCAAGATGGAAAGGAATGAGATCAGAAAACTTTAAAAAAATACAGAATGAAGAGTTATTGAAGATAGAAAACGATATATTTAATTTTGTATGGAAAGAGAGAAAACTTAAAGATTGGAAGTATCCAAGTTCTGAAATGTGTGAAATAGAGGAAACAAGTGTAGCAAATGGTGCATTGATAGATCCTATAATCACTACATATTTTCATAGGAACCCTGCAAGAACTGTTGATATGTTGTCTGATTTCTATAGAGATAGATTTCATAGAGATTTTTTATCATGTGCAGGGGTAATATTTTTAAATCCAAATCCTCCACCAACGACAGGAACTTCAATTCTTGATGGACGTAACATTGAGTTTATTAATGTAGAAAACGTGTATAATAGATTGATATCTTATGATGGATACAATATACATGGTTTGTCTGGATGTTTTGGAGACAGTCCAGAGACTGATCGACTAACTATAGTATTTTTTATTCACGAAAGGATATTTGCTAATGGATTTGACTAAAAAAATGATTACTGTATATGAAGAACACATCAAAAATCTTGAAAAAGAAAATAGAAGTTTGAAAATGCAAGTTGAGTTTCTTAAAGAGCAGTTAACATATAAAACATTTGGAAAACCAAATTTAAATGAAAGGAGTTGATGGAATTCGACGACCAGTTAAAACTTGGACACCTATTACTCAATGACAGAAAATGTCGGGTTTGTGGTGAAGAAAAGAATTTAATCGAAGGATTCTACAGATCTAGAAAAGGAAGAGGTGCCACAGCTTCATCATATTCATATGAATGTAAAGTATGTACTATCAAAAGAATTGTTCAAAATAGAAAGAAAAGAGCACCCTTTGTTGACTGGCAATACCCTGATTGGTAGTGTTCATGTAATGTTTCCCCAATCAAAAAGGTCATTTTAATAAATAATTTTAACATATTTCGAGATTCGGAGAATAAAAGATGCCAGTAAATTTAGCATCTCCTGGAATTGTAGTTAGAGAAGTTGATTTAACCATCGGCAGAGTAGATTCTGCTACTGACAAGAATGCTGCAATTGTAGGACCTTTTGAAAAAGGACCTGTTAACATCCCAATAATAATTGAGAGTGAGCAGGATTTGATTGATAATTTTGGTAAACCATACAATACAGACGATCAAGTTGAATACTGGATGGTAGCATCATCATACTTAGCATATGGTGGACAGTTAAGTGTTGTTAGAGCAGCAGATACTAACTTAAACAATGCTACTGACGATGCTGGCACTGTGGTTATTAATAGTGTAGATGATTATATTAATAAAGGATATGATGAAAGCACTTTGGCAGGAACAGTAGTTGCTGCAAGAAATCCTGGTTCATGGGCGAACGGATTAAAAGTTGCGATTATAGACTCCTTTGCTGATCAAGTTATATCAGTGGCTAGCACTACAGGTGCAGCGGTTGGAATGGGAGTTACTCAAACAGCATCTGGAGTATTAGCAGGTGCAGGATCAACTTCAGTTCTTGATGGAACATTTAAAGGTATTATTACTGAAATAGGAACTGGAACAATTACAGTTAAGTTCTTATCACATACACCAAATGGTGGAACTGAAACTGAAAAGGATTATGAAGCATCAGGTGTGTATAAGTTTGGAACAACAGGAAATATTACTGTTGTCAATAACAGTGCTGTCGGAGTTCTAACCACTTCTGTAAGCAGTACAGCAGATTGGTTTGATTCTCAAACAATCACAACCACAAATGGAGTCCCAATTAGTTGGAATCAAGTTGCAGAAAGACCAGGAACTTCAGCATATGCTGCAGCAAGGAGTTCTAGATTTGATGAGGTTCATGTTGTTGTAATTGACGATGATGGAGATGTAACTGGAAACGCAGGAACAATTCTTGAAAAGAATTTAAATCTATCAAAAGCAAAAGATGCTGAGTTCTCTGCTGGATCTACTTCATACTGGAGAAAGTTTTTACTTAATGCTTCAGATAATATATTCGGATTAAGTGGTCCTACAAGTCCTGTTACAACAGCATTTAAGAGCACTGGAAATGGATTTGTAAAAGAGACTGATGTGGCATGGGATCAAAATGCACAGAATATTAAATTTGCTGCAAACGGCAATATTGGATATTCTTTATCTGGCGGTAAAAATTATGATGGAACTACCGACATAACAGCTGCTGGTGCTCTAACAGCAACTTTAGGTGACCTATCCAATGGATATGGTTTATTTGAAAATACTGAAGAGTTTGACATTGATTTCTTACTTATGGGTTCAGGTTCATACACAACCTCTACAGCACAAGCATTAGCAAACAAGTTAATTGCAGTTGCTGAAATTAGAAAAGATGCTGTGGCATTCATATCACCTAATAAATCAACATTTATAACAGGTGCTGGAACAGATTCTGCAACAGTAGCGTCTGCTGCGGATATTACAAACAATGTATTAGAGTTTTATGCTCCAATCACATCATCAACATATGCTGTACTAGACAGTGGATACAAGTATATGTTTGATAGATTTGGAAATACCTTCAGGTATATCCCATTAAATGGGGACATTGCAGGAACATGTGCAAGAAATGACATCAATAACTTCCCTTGGTTCTCACCAGCGGGAACAGCAAGAGGTGCTATCTTAAATGCAGTTAAACTTGGATACAATCCAAATCAATCACAAAGAGATAAACTCTATACAAATAGAATTAATCCAGTGATTTTCTCACCTGGAGCAGGAATTATCCTCTTTGGTGACAAAACTGGATTTGGAAAAGCATCAGCATTTGATCGTATTAACGTTCGCAGACTATTCATTTTCATTGAAAATGCGATTGAAGCAGCAGCAAAAGATCAATTGTTCGAATTCAACGATGAGATTACAAGGACTAACTTTGTAAACATTGTTGAACCTTTCTTACGTGATGTTCAAGCAAAGAGAGGTATTACAGATTTCAGAGTTGTTTGCGATGAGACAAATAACACTGCTGCTGTTATAGATAACAATGAATTTGTAGCAGACATCTTTATTAAACCTGCAAGATCAATTAACTTCATTGGTCTTACATTTGTCGCCACTAGAACTGGCATCTCATTTGAAGAAGTAATCGGTACAGTTTAACTAAAGGTATAGAAAACTATGGCAACCCAATTTAATAAACCACCATTAAGGACTATCACTGGGTTTAAAAGCAAATTATCTGGCGGTGGAACTAGACCAAATCTATTTGAGGTGGAAATTGCTTTTCCTAATGAAACAGCAATTGATAATGACACCAAGGAAAAAACAAGATTCTTGATAAAGGCAGCTGCCTTACCTGCTTCAAACATCACACCAATTGATGTTAACTTTAGAGGTAGGATTCTAAAAATCGCAGGTGATAGAACTTTCGACACATGGACAGTTACTGTTCTAAATGACATTGACTTCTCAATTCGTTCTGCTTTTGAAAAATGGATGAATTTTATCAATAAGATGGAAGATAATACAGGAGAACAAGACCCTGCAATTTATCAACCAGATGCTTATGTTCATCAATTAGATCGTGACGGTTCAACACTTAGAACTTATAAGTTCCATGATGTATTCCCAACTCAAGTAAGTCAGATAGATCTTTCTTATGAAACTACTGATGCTATCGAAGAATTCACAGTTGAATTCCAAGTTCAGTGGTGGGAAGCACTCAAAGGTGTAGGTGCTAACGCTGGTGGTGAAGATATTAACTAAAATGGCTAAATAGTGCTATAATAAAGAAAAGAAAAAAATTATACGATGGCAAAACTTTT